TACAAACATCATAAAGCGAGGCAGAAGTTTGTACTCTAGTATCTTAGAAAAAACTATTGTCATTGCTAACTCCTTTACATGACAGACATTAATAAATAAATTCCACCACCAAGCAAACCAATTATACCTAAAGACAATCCAGCTATAGCAGAGTTGTTAGCTATTTGTCTCTTAGCTTCCATTGCAGCATACACAGTTTCCTCTCTTTCCTTACGAATCTGTCTACGCATTTGCAACATATCGTCATAGGTTGATGGGCCAAAGCGCATATTAAGCATAAACTTAATTTCTTTTTCGCGTTCAAGTAGAGTCTTTTTGCGGATAACAATGTCCATTGCTTCCTGTTCAATGTCACCGCTGTGAGAATGTTTCTCTAAAAGAGTAGGTTTCTTACGCTGAGATTCAGCTTTAGATATGTCAGCAACAGCAGAGTACCAAGAACCAAGCTGTTTGCTTATATCTTCTAGCTCACGACCAGCACCAACAAGAGTCTTAATACTTTTAAATGCTACATTGGCAGCAGCAAAAGCAGTGACAGGATCAATCATAAACTGTTACCTCATTTGGATTTACCTTCTGAGGAATACAATAAGCAGTGCCATAGTCGCTAGATTGTGGGTAGCCAAAGCGACGAACTAATTCTTGGGCATACCAGTTACAAATATCTACTCGCCTAAAATAAAGCTCAGATTTTATAGGGACACGATCTGCTCCCATGCCGAGATAAAGAACAAGGACAAAAACGTGTACCACATACTCACTCCATCCTACTAAGAATAGTAAGAAGCATAATAATTGTTGCGCCAGAGGTAGCAATTAATACAGCCTCTAATCGCTTAATGCGCGTGAAGACCTCTTTGAATTGTATCCGCACCTCGGTTTGCAAAGCAACTACATCCTTTTCTAAAGCGGAAACGCGTTCATTTATATCTGCCATTAATTAGGTTCCGTAGGCCAATCGCCGCCGCTGCCATCCATGTCAGGATAGTTTAGGTTAGGCCAGTTAGAGTGAGTAGTAATATCACGTAAGACTGTGCGATAAGTTACCCATGCACTAGGTACAGACTCACCAGCTTCCAATGCCTTAGTCACAACCCAATCACATGCAGCTAGACGTTTATCTCTCTCTGCTCTGTTGCGCGTTGCTGTTGCTGCGTTAGCCGCTGTCACTACCGCCGCACGTTCCTCAGAAGTCATGTCAGTGACACGGCGCGTATACACCTTGCCGCCGCTTAGATAAGGCGTGACTGCCTCGTTCTTCTGCGTGGCGCTGTTATAGGCTAAGAACGTAATCACCTCGGCACATGAGTTAGCCGCTAGCCAATCACTGTCAGGGCCAGACGCAGGGAATGAAGTGTTGGGAAACAGAGAATTGTGGTCTGCTATCTCGCCTATGTTACTGCCACTTAACTGTGCTATCATCATGTCTATTGTCCTTTATCTGCGAACGCTTTAGTCGGTGCTGTGAAATTGCTGGTGTAACGTGCAAAATTGCTAATGCGAAAATCGTCAATATAACCATCCCAAGGGTCAAGCACATTTTGATTTACAGGGTCACCATCCGCCTCTGCGCCAATAATAAATATACCACTGGTTGCAAGAAAGGCCGTAGCATCCGTAACTGTTGTGCCACTAGCTGTTCCGTTTAAATAACATTTTATAACGTTGCTGGTGTCACGAACTAGAGCTACGTGATGCCAAGTATCAACCGAAAACTCCCCACCAGTAAAAAAATTAGTGTATCCTTCTGCAGTACCAACTCTGTATATTCTTACCGTATCATTAGTTACTTGAAGTTGTATTTTATAAGTGCCAAGGCACCAAAGAGTACAGCCAGCAGACGGCAAATTATCAGCCCATCCCCAAGCCTCTATGCAAAAAGGGCCAGATAAATTATTTCTATTGTGTAAGTAAGCAAAATCACTATTGCCATCTAACAACAAAGACGCAGTGCCAAACTTTTTCTGTGCTGTGCTAGTTTTGGCTGTGCCATACAACGTCAAATTATTCTGTGCAGCGCTATCAATTGCCTGTCCATCTGCCATGTTTAGCAGCATCTTGGTGTTGGTGATGGCTGTAAGGGGTGCTGTTGGTGGGGTGAAGTTGCCTGTGTAAACGGCTGTGCCTTTGACTATTCTAACGTCCGAAATGTAACCTAAAAAGTATTGAGCATATGTATCATTGCCTTGCCTCCCAACACGAAACGGCAAGTTTGTATCATGAATGGCTCCAAATGTGCCAGTAACTTTAGAAACTCCATCCACGTATACCTGTATGTTATTACTGCCCGTTCCATTTTTAACCACAGCAATATGATGCCAAGCATTTTCAGTGAGTCCAGAACTTGCCGCAGCTACGCCAACGACTGTAGGGCTTTCTCCCCCATCGCCAGAAAAGTATGCGTTTAAAGTTCCATTGGATTCTAGCCGCAGACCCCAAGCGTTTTGACCGCTGCTCGTGGTAAAGACGCTAAAGAACCACTGTGTTCTAGTTATGTCAGCTATATTGGCGTAACATTCCCACGTAAAATTTCCTGTACCAAGGTCAAAATCAGCACTATTTGCAGCTTGAAGGTAATCACCATCACCATCAAGATAAGCACTAGCTCCGTTCGTGGCGGCACTATAAATTTTGGAAGTCAGGATTGCGCCAAATGCTGTGACTGCTACATTGCCAGATGGTGTAACTGTGTGACCACTAGCAGAGTTATCCACGAACCTGTTTGATTGGCAGGTCAGTAGTTTGGTGTTTGTTACGGCTGTCAGGGGTGATGTTGGGACAGTAAGACTAGACCCTGTGTGTAACGCACTTCCAACGACATACCTGAAGTTTGACATAAGGCCGCCAAAATAATCAGTATTTTGGCCTATTATGATGGACGGAGAACTTGTTCCAAAAGTTTCGTCGCTGTTTAAGGTAATTGTAGTTGCTAGAGTTCCATCAACATATGTGCGTAAAGTATTACTTGAACGACACACTGCAAGGTGTCTCCATACTCCTATAAATGTACCTTGGTCATTGTTTACTATAGCCACATCACGGGCCGAAGTTTGGATGTTTATAATACTATCGGATGCTTGAAATTTTATCCTTTGCGTAGTTGCTGAATAAAAAATACCATCATATTGACCTGACGAGGTAGTTTCTGTTTTGAACAAAAAAGTTTCAAAAGTAAAATCCCCCGTGCCAGCAGCAAAATCACTGCTTGCCGCCAAGGTCAATTTATCTCCATCACCATCAAAGTTCCAACCCCACTCACCATCGGGCCTTGCAAATGGCCCAAAGCTGCCTTGCGTTACATTGCCATTGGCTGTGATTGTGTGGTTAGATGCAGAGCCATCATCAAACGCATTGTTCACACCGTTGTTTGCACCGTCAAAGTGAGACAGAAAACTAACACGATTGAACTGGTCATCACTAGGCAAGGCTACTGCACCAGACCCCATCATTATTTTTTTAGCTACAGTACTCATTAGGACATTACCTGCCCTGCAGTGAACATATAATAATTAGTTCCACCATCTACGGTGTAGCCTGTAAACACATCCACTTCACCGTTGCCTGTACTTAACGTAGGCGCTGTATCGCCAGCCCATTTGATACTGCTATGCCACGTTATTGTTTTGGCAGAGCTTGCTTGAATAACCTTTAGAGTAAACGCGCTGACTTTACCGCTGGCCGCTGGATTGGCAAAACTAATTGTGGTGTTCTCTGTCAGCGTGTGGCTAAAATTATTGGCTGTTCTAAGGTCAATTGCTATTGCGTTAGAACTAGACGTGACCGCCGCATACTCTTCGCTAAAGCCATTGTCTAATGTAATAACACCGTTAGCGTCTGCTGTAACAGCTTTGCTTGCCTGAGATAAACCAAGAGTTGCTATGTCTAGGTAATTTAATTCTGTAGCTGTTGAAGTTACTGCTACGTCTTCATTAATTTTAGGAGAGGTTAAAGTTTTGTTTGTAAGTGTATCTGTTGATACAAGTGATACTAAAGTAGAGCTAGCGCCAGCAGGTAAAAGCATAGTGTTAGTAACAGATGCACTGTGAGGCTGTGCTTTTACAGTTTGACCGTGGCTATTACTCTCACAGTTAAATACAATAGCACCTGAGTTAGTGTTACCACGTACAACTACAGTACCTGTACCATTAGGTGCTAAGTCTATTGTAGCATTAGANGTAGTAACAATGTCAGCACCATTCATATCTAGGTTGCCACCTAGTTGTGGGCTGGTATCTTCTACGACATTAGATATAGCACTAGAAGTAGCAAGACCTGCTACAAGAGTACTTCTAGTAATCTTTTTTAATCCTCCACCAGAAGTATCAACAGCTAGTAAAACGTCATCACTTGCAACAGTACTAATAGCAGACAAGTCACCTACAGCAGTAGGGTTAAAGTTAGTTCCATCAGCTACAAGAATGTGACCTGAAGTATTAGTACCCATTACTAAGTCATCACCAGTAATAGTAAGATCACCACCTACTACTAGGTTTCCTGATACATC